CTAGCGGTTCACCAACTTTCAAAATTGGCGACGTGTTTACTATTGCTAACGTGTATGCTGTTAACCCACAAACTCGTCAGTCAACAGGTTCACTACAACAATTTGTTGTAACTGCTGATCTGAGCATTTCTTCAACCACAACTGGTACGCTAACAGTATCACCAGCAATGTACACATCAACTAATGCCTTGGCAACAATTGATTCGTTCCCTGCTGCTAGTGCTGCTTTAACTTTTTTAGGTGGATCCGCAACAGCTTACCCACAAAACTTGATCTATCACAAAGATGCGATCACTTTTGCGACTGCTGACTTGTTATTACCACAAGGTGTAGACATGGCTTCACGTCAAGTTCATAACGGTATTTCGATGCGTATAGTACGTCAGTACGACATCAACAATGACCGTTTACCTTGCCGTATTGACGTTCTATATGGCTTCAGCGTAATCCGACCACAAATGGCAGTTCGTTTGTGGGGTTAAACCTAAATGCTCCTGTGTAGACAGGGGCTTTTTTAATATTTAAGGAGAATTATTATGGCATTACCTAATGGTGCAGGTGGTTATCAGTTTGGCGACGGTAATTTAACCGAAATTAACATGGTTACTCAACCAACCCCAACGGCTAAAACAGCAGCAGCAAGTTTAACGGCTGCCGAATTAGCAACAGGTATTATTACTTATACTGGCGCAGCAGTCGCTTTAACTGTACCTCTTGGTACAGAATTAGATACCGCATTTCCAAGTATGAAAGTAAATAGCTGTTTTGACTTTGTTATTATCAATACAGGCGCAACTAACGCTGCTACTGTAACTGCTAATACAGGTTGTACTTTGGTTGGTGTTGCAGCAGTTAATGCGGTCACGTCAGCTACTTGGCGTGTTCGTAAGACTGCTGATGCGACGTATGTATTCTATCGCGTAGCTGGTTAATATTAATCCCCCGTTTCGGCGGGGATTTTAAAAGGAAAAATTATGCCTAATACCCAAGCAGTTGGAGTTGCGTATAGTGACCCTGAATTTACGACTTGTTATGCAAGTCAAGAATTAGGTTATTCATCCGCAGCCCAAGGAACGGTTACGCAAGCAACCGACAAGTCAACTGGCGTGACCTTAAACAAGTCTGCTGGTCGTATCACAATGAACAACGCTGCTCTAGCAGGTGCAACAGCCGTTTCATTTATATTAACTAATAGTTCAATCTCCATTAATGACACAATCATTGTGTGCGTTTCTAGTAATACTACTGGTAGCGCTGCTGGGGCTTACACTACTTATGTTTCTTATCTAGCTGCTGGTTCTGCTTTAATTACATTGCGTAATTTAACCGCTTCAACATCGTATTCCGAAGCAGTTATTATTAACTTTGCTATTATCCACGGCGCGTCTTAAAATCAGGGGGCAGCACGCCCCCTACCGAATACAAACATGACTATATATTTAAAACATCCTGACCACGGTAGTAAAGTTGCTACGATGGAACAAGAAGCAGAATATGATGAACAAAATGGCTGGGTGCGTTATACTGACAATACGCCATCTGAAGAAGAAGTGATTGCGGCTCCTGTCAATACGTTGGAAGTAAAAAGACGTCGTAAAACTATCGAGTAAAGGGTGAGTTATGGCAATTTATACCGCCAACGATCAAATTAATGGGGCGCTACGTCTATTAGGGGTATTGGCTGAAGGTGAAACGCCATCCGCCGCCACATCGCAAGATGCTTTAACTGCATTAAATCAAATGATTGATTCGTGGAATACAGAACGATTATCAATATTTTCTACGCAAGACCAAGTATTTAGTTGGCCACCTAATGTATTAAGTAGAACGCTAGGGCCTTCAGGTGATTTTGTAGGTAACCGCCCTGTTTTAATAGACGATGCCACGTATTTTCGTGATCCTGCCAACAATATATCTTTTGGTATTAAGATTATTAATCAACAGCAATATGATGGTATCGCTGTTAAAACAGTTACTAGTACATATCCGCAAGTGATATGGATTAATATGTCGTACCCTGATATTGAGATGTATGTTTATCCTAAACCTACTAAAGTGTTGGAATGGCATTTTATTTCGGTTGATGAATTAACACAACCCGCTACGCTTGCGACTGACATATTGTTCCCGCCAGGCTATTTAAGAGCCTTTAAATATAACTTGGCGTGTGAGTTTGCGGCCGAGTTTGGCGTTGAACCAAGCCCACAAGTATCACGAATTGCAATGGCATCTAAGCGCAACCTAAAACGCATTAACAACCCAGATGATATTATGTCATTACCCTACAGTATTGTTGGTACACGCCAACGGTACAATATATTTGCAGGAAATTATTAAGGATAAATCATGGCTACGATTGCTATTTCAGCTTTACCCGTTGCAACAGTTCAAGCTGGCGCTGATGTATTGCCGATTGTGCAAGCATCTACTAGCACGACTAAACAACTGTCAATAACCAATTTGTTTACAAGCCCTACGCTTGTAACCCCTGTGCTTGGCACGGTAGCATCTGGCAATATTTCTGCTTGTACTAGCACTAGCATGGCTTTAACTACACCTGTAATTGGTGTAGCTACAGGTACAAGTCTTAGCACAACAGGCAATCAAGTTATTTCAGGCACGGGTAAACAAGGCTACACTACAGGTTCAGGTGGCACCATAACGCAAATTACTAGCAAAGCAACTAGCGTAACATTAAGTAAATCTACTGGACAAATTACATTAAATAACGCTGCGTTAGCAGCAGATACAACTGTTAGTTTTACATTAACTAATACTGTAATTGAAGCAGGCGATATTTTAATAATGAATCATATTAGCGGTGGTACGGCGGGTTCTTATTTATTAAATGCTCAATCAACCGCAGGGTCAGCAAGTATTAACGTGCGTAATATTACAACAGGCTCATTATCCGAAGCGATTGTAATTGCATTTGCAGTAATTAAGGCTGTAGTTGCATAAACAATGAAAACCCCGATTTTAGGTCAATCGTATGTTGCACGTAGCGTTAATGCGGCGGATGCCCGTATGGTTAACCTTTTTCCCGAAGTTGTAACTGAGGGAGAAGAAACAGGATTTTTACAACGCGCTCCTGGGCTAAAATTTTTACAAACTGTTGGTGAAGGGCCTATTCGAGCATTATGGGCGCACCAAACAAACGGTTCAGACTTCTATGTAGTATCTGGGCAAGAATTTTATAAATTAACAAGCACTACAGATAAGCCAATTCTTTTAGGTACTGTAAGCGGGTCAGGCCCCGTATCTATTGCCGACAATGGCACACAAATATTCTTAGCTTGTAATCCTAGGGGTTACATTTATAACGAAGTAACTAATGTATTTGCGCCAATTACAGATCCTAATTTCCCTGGCGCTGTAACTGTATCGTACTTAGACGGCTATTTTGTCTTTAACGAGCCTGATAGCCAAAAGATATGGGTTTCCCAATTATTAGATGGCACATCCATTGACCCGTTAGACTTTGCTAGCGCTGAAGGCTCGCCTGATGGCGTTGTTGCGCTCATATCTGATCACCGTGAATTATGGGTATTTGGTACTGATTCTGTAGAAGTTTGGTATGACTCAGGCGCGGCTGACTTTCCTCTAACTCGTATTCAAGGTGCTTTTAATGAAATTGGTTGCGTTGCAGCATTTTCAATTGCTAAGTTAGATAACGGTTTATTTTGGTTAGGCACAGACGCCCGTGGTCAAGGTATTGTCTACCGTGCTAACGGCTACACAGGTGTTCGGGTTTCTACTCATGCAATTGAATGGCAAATTCAACAGTACGGCAATATATCCGATGCGGTAGCGTATACATATCAGCAAGACGGCCATGCGTTTTATGTAATTAGTTTTCCAACAGGCAACGCTACTTGGGTTTATGACGTAGCTACACAAGCATGGCATGAGCGCGCAGGTTTTATAGATGGTAACTTTACAAGACACCGCAGCAATAATCAATGTAACTTTGGCGGTACAATTATTGTTGGCGACTTTCAAAACGGCAATATTTATCAACTTG